GGAAATCAACCGGACTCGTGTGGTGTATGTGAAGAACGCCGACGTCAAGACCCCCGAGGGCACGGAACGGATTATCGGCATCCCTGCTGGGCAATCCGATGCGCTGATGGAAATATGCAATGTGGGCGGAGAGGGAACCATTGAACAGAACTACCTGACTCCCGTTTCCCACGCCGATGCGCTCGTGCTCTTCTTCGGCAAGAAGCATCAAGTGGATATCCTGCGGGCCAAGCACCCCCACGGACACCTTCCCATCAACAAGGCCAAGGGCTTTGCAATCATCGACTTTGAAGGTGAGCACGACCTGGAACTGTATGTTCTCTGTGCACACGAGTCGACGCGTGGGCAGGGTGTGGGCAAGGACATGCTGAAGTTCGTGGAGGGCATGGCGGAACTCAACGGCAAGTCCCGCGTGGTTCTGGACGCAATTCCAGCTGCAGTGCCCTTCTACAAGAAGCAAGGATACGTCAATACGCACAAGAACTACTACGCCAAGGACTTGGGTGTGAAGAAGGGAGGGGGCTCTGGTCAGGAGGGAGGAGATTACCTTGCAAGCGGAGCCGACACGTCTGTATGGGATACGAAACACGCCGAAACAGGTGTTAACATCCCTTGGTGGCTAGGACTTCCGATTGGATACGATAATGGGGTTCCGTCTATTCCGCCATGGTTTAACGTTGAGAATGCACCGAAGTACAACCCCGTAGTCAGAATGGTCTTTATTACCGAAAATGAGATGGATGTTCATCGGGCAATCAAGAAATGGGCCGAGGATCCCACCATGCAGTTTGCAGCCATGCACTTGAACCTCTTCGCACACAACTTCGTATACAAGACAGACATTGATGTTGTTAAAGAGGGGCCCGCGAAGGCCGCCCTGTTGGCGAAGGCGAAGGCGGGTGCCGCCCAGTTGGCGGCGGCGGGGGCGGAGGCCGACCCAATGATTCAACTAGCGCTTGCGCTTGAGCATAACTACAAGATTGACCAAACAAAAACGTTAGAACGTCCAACGAAATCCAAAAACCTTGGATACTATGGTCTTGGAACGCGAATGCAGGATAGTGACATTGGCGACCTCAGAGGCAGTGAGGACGATATCAACCTAGCCCTCGGTGGATTGATTGATATCATGCGCGCGCTGTTGCACATTGACGGGGTGTGGATACATTATGACCTTCATTGTGGGAATATGGCACTGATGCCGAGCGGTATCGGAGTGATGCACGACTTTAGCCGAGCCAAGATACGGGACGCCAATGCCCCATTTGCTGAAATAGGGATAAGGGCTCCCGGTAGTCCCATATTGTTTCGCACGGAGCTCAAGAAATTCGTGACCTACACGCACTGGCATCCTCTCAGCCAATACGTCTTTGTCGCTCAATTGTTCGCTGAGGCATTTCCTGGACAACCGTGGAACACTCGGGGGTTCACAGGATTGGATGCATGGCTAGACGCACCCTCTACTGAACCTACATGGCAACGACGCCAGGGTGAACCAGAATTTGAATCGCGATACATTCACCTTGCGCGCGTCTGGGACCTACTTTCCATTCTATATGCGTTTGGTTACTCTGGCAGGGACCTCGTGCAGCTGGGCGAGACAGTGAAGGGAAACGCTATCATTAAGGCCGTAGTGCGTACTGAATACAGGTTGAGGAAATTCGTCTCGTCTACTCCCCCCATTGCGACGGTTAATAATGTCGCAACCGTTATCCAGCTCTTTATTATTCAACTGAAGAATGCTGGAGTAAAGATAGCATCTCCAGTGCTTCCAACCGAAATGCAAGAGCGCGCCCTTGGTCAAGCATATCTAGCCTACGTGAAGGACAAGGACCTTGCTAGAGCGCAGAAACTGACGGACGTGGTACCCGCCGCCGTCGAAGCCATGAAGGAAACGGAGGACCAATACGTCATGCGTAAGAATGGTGTCCTGCGAAAGGTGCTTGGTTTGAATACGGCACCAGCACCCGCACCCGCACCAGCACCCGCACCCGCACCCGCACCCGCACCAGTACCAGCATGGGGGGAACAATGGATTGCTGCGATAGCAGCAGGTATCAAGCCAGGCAAAAGCCCACGAGCGGACCCCGTTGAGGCGGTGGAGGATGCGCCCGTTGAGGCGGCGGAGGCGGAGGCATTGGCGGCGAAGGTTGAGGCGGGACCGGTCGCCGACGCTGCGCCCGATTTGAATCCGCCGTCAGATAGGAGTAAAAGCGGAGTTATTGTCTACGATGCGCCCACGGAAGGGGGAGCGGCCTCCCAGGAGGGTGGAGGATTTCTGGCGGAAGGAGCGTGTACGATAGTCGTTGATGCATTTCCTCCCGTGTGCACCCCCGGCGCCGACGCTAACACCGCCACATTGACTCCATATGTCCTACCACCCAATCCCGAAAAATACGTATGCCGTATCGTATCTCACAGCTCGCTAGAACCCGGCATCACTGAACGGCTGAAGGATGTCATCTCCGAGAAGTTCTTACCTTACTTCAACTTGCCTGTCTCTACGTACAAGGTCAGCCCGTTGCTACTGGGAAATCCAACTGAATTCGTCAACACTGCCACGGCCGCCGGCGCCGTCGACGGTGAAACGCTTCGGTCTCCAATGAACCTCCCGGTGCCGGGCACCAACGGCGCCATGACGTATACATTTACGTTCACGTCCGATGACAGTAAGGCAATCACCGAGGCAATCGGTGGCACTCTAGGCGGTAGTGTGAATACACTCATGCAAACTGCACAACCCTGCGGTCCCGAACCCAACGAACCCCCCGGTGGATCAGTATTTAACCCCGCACCCGTCCCCTGCATGGTTACGCGGAGACAGGAAAGAGATTTGCTGTCGGGGGAGACAGACGAAATTGAAGAACTCATTCGGGTATCGCTGGGACTCAATGGTGCCCTTGGACATGGAGATGTTCGTACCGGAGCGGAGGGTGGCAATATCGCAATCATCAAAGACAACGGGATACCGCGACCTGTGTTCCACGACTTTGGAACTGCTTGGATTGGGTTGGATGGGTTCAAGAACTATCTGACCAATGTCGTTCATACGTTAGGCGTCGGTGGGGACGTCTTCATGGAACTCAACAAAGTAGCGGCTGAAGAAATACAACTAGCGGCGCTGGACGATTACGCGACGGTGAAGGAGACAGATATGTCATGGAATTTAAAAACACCTGATGTACTCGGAACGTACTACCGCAGCTTCAATGAAGACGCGGGACGACAGGAACGACTCTCGTTAGTGTACGATACCCTATGTCTGCTGATCATCATGCGCGACAGTGTGCTGGCACGTCTTCAATTAGAGGTGTATAATGAAAAAGGAGTGCAGGATCTTATGAGGAAAGCCGAGGAAGCTGCCAAAGTCAAGATAGTCGAAGTTGAGCGCGCCGCGCGAAGCCGAGTGTTGACGCGATTGGGCGCTTGGCACATCCTCCGTCTCGCCGGCGACAGAATCGATCGTGCGAGCATGCGAGAGCTTGATAGAGCCATCAATGACGCGAAGGCGGAGAATGGCAGAATCACGGAATTGCAGAATAGAATTGATGACTATGTCGCGGTTGTTTTGGGGTACCCTAATCGGGTAGAAATGTCCAGGGATAGGACGCGCCGCGCAGCAGAATTGGCGGCGGCGAGGAGGGCGCGGCGGACGGTGGCGACAAAGGGTACAAAGGGGGCGAGGAAGGGTGTTGGAACGATGGGGCGGGACCCGCAAGCCAATAGGGATGAGATAGCGAAACCGACGGGTGGAACTAGGCGGAAGGGACTTCCCCGACTTTGGTGAGTGCCTCGCGACACGCCATCTGCTCCGCCTTCTTGCGCGTGGACCCAACGCCAACCCCGTAGACCTTGCCTTCCACGAACACCGCCACCACAATCTCGTTCTTCTTGGGGTCGTTGGAGCGCATCTCGTATCCGGGCGTGCACCGAAACTCCCGCTGGCAATACTTCTGGAACAGGTCCTTGAAGTTGGTCGCTGAATTGACAATCTCATCAATGTCCAAGTAGGTCTCCATGACGGTGGCTACAAATGCATAGACGACGGCAAACCGATTGCCGCAGTCTGTCCACAGCGCACCGAGGAACGCCTCAAAGATGTCCCCCAGCTTCTTGGCATTGTTGCGGCCGTCAATGGCCACCGAATCTTCGTTATGGCGTGAGATGACGTAGAACCGGTTCAGACCCATGGTCTTGGACAACTCGCCCAACCGCTCATTGTTCACCAGCTCCTTGCGGGCATCCGTCAAGAACCCCTGCTTCTTCTCCGGGTATCGCTTCCGCAGATAGGTGGCAATGCATACGCCCAGCACGGAGTCGCCCTCAAACTCCAGACACTCGTAGCTCTCATCCTGCAGGGGCATTACGCCGTGAGGACAGGGTGCCAGTTCAGCAGGTTGTCCGTCTGGAGTGGTGTATTCGGAGCGGCGGACATATGTGGTGTGGACCATTGCCGTCTGAAACACCTTGCGATGCGTCACACGATAATGGGGAAGACCATGACGATGGAGGATACGGTGAATATCGGGCTCGGTGAAGGGTCGGTTGCCAGGGTTGTAGGGTGAGTAGGTCGCCATGTGAGTTGTCAAGAGTATCTTGTCATGGATTCGTTTTTTTGGGTGGGAAAGGTAAATGGCAGGATTTTTTACAGGGAGGAAGCAGTCGAATGACATGCAGGCGCAGAGGAGCACGAACGCGAACGCGGTGGGGGAAGCGCTAACCAGTGTGAGAATGGTGGATAACGGGGTGATTCTTTTGTTGGAAAAAGCACGTGACCCGCGCACGGTTGCCGCAGACGAGGCTGCAGCAAAGGCAGAGGAGGATGCGAAGGAGGCGGAGAAGGCGGAGAAGGCGGAGAAAGTTAAATTCGGACAAGAGATGAAGACCAACGTGCGCGCCTACATAGAGAAGGCATCAAACGCAGCAGCGAAGGCGGCGAATAATCCGGAGCAAGTGGAAACATTTGCCAAGGAGATCAAGACGAACCTCGACTCAGCCGCGGGGGGCATTGGTACATTGATCAGTAATGCGAAAGGACCGATGTTCTCCGCGGTGGAGGAGAAGTTGGCTGCTATGCAAACTGCGGTGGCGAATGCACAGGCGAAGGTGGCGGGGTTGGGGGGTTCGTCAGCGACACCCGCGCAACCGGCAGCGGCGGCGGCTTGCTGGACATCGTCTGAACCACACGGCGACGGCGTGAAAGCGTGGACGCATACGGACGGAAGGTTTGAATGGGGTAAGGGAGAGAACGGAATAAACACTCCAGATGGTAAACCATGTCCTGGCAGTGGAGGTCGCAGGCGTCGTGTCCGCGGTGGTGGTCCTAGCGGCGTAAAGCCCCTGCCAGCCGCAGGACGCCGTCGCAAGACCCGTCGTCGTCACCCTCGCCGGAAAACCTCTCGCCGTAAGCAGTAATGGGGCAAGTTCAATCCTTCGCGTATAATCTTGGACCCGGCATCCCAGAGGAGCCACCGAAAACACAGACGGTCGTAGATGTAGCCACCTGCACCTACGACGCGCCCTTGATCCGTGACATGGCGATTGGACTGGTCTTCTTCAATCCAGCCAAGTCCAAACGGATGCTCATGAACTACCTGTATACGATTGAAAAATTGAAGCGTGCGAAACTGCCCTACTACACTCTAGAACTGGTCTACGGCAAGGAAGCACCCGAGATTGCCGATGCCTACCACGTCTACGCCAAGAATGCCATGTTCAACAAGGAGCAGCTCTGCCGACTGCTGGAACGCCGCATGCCGTGGCGCTACTCCAAGGTGGTGTTTCTGGATGCGGACCTGGTCTTCACCAGCAGGACTTGGTATGCCGACACGTCCAAGAAGTTGGCGAGTCATGACGTCGTGCAGCCCTTTTCCTCTGCCGTGTGGCTGGACATCACCTACACCAAGGCAACGCTGGAACGCTCGTCCGTCGTCTACATGAATCGCACCAAGACCTACGACCACGTCTACCACCCAGGGTTCGCGTGGGCGTTCAAGCGGTCGTGGTTTCGCAGATACGGATTCTACGAGTATGCCATCACGGGCAGCGGCGACACCCTCAGCACCGCGGCGTGGATGGGCGTTGAGTTCCCCAAGGGGTATCTCAAACCCGCATTCGTTCGTTCCTTCAATGAGTATCGCAGAATGCCGAAGCCCACCATGAGCTGCACGCCGGGCAAGGTGTATCACCTGTGGCACGGAACGCACAAGAACCGCAAGTATGTGGACCGCCACCAGATTGTCGATGGAATCCCCGATGTCCAGCGCATCGTCCGTCCTAACTGGTCGGGAGTGTTCGAGTTATCCGACAAGGACGTGGCAGCCAAGCTGCAGGAGTACTTCAAGGAACGGGAAGACGACGGAGTATGAAGTGTTTCTCGGCGTAGTAGTAAATGGCTCGTCGCACTCGTTCAACTCGTGGACGCCGACGTACTCGCCGAGCCAGGCGTCGTACCGCGAAGAAGGGTGGGGGTGAAGAAGGAGGACCGCGGTACTACAGAAAGGAAAATGGAATTGTATACGAATGTAACAGCAAGGGCGTCAAACTGCCCAATGCCAAATCGCTCGGGAAAATTGGACCCACATCGTTGGACAAAGATAAATGGGTCAATTGGGACAATATCTCGCGACCCGGCACGCCCGTGGGAGTTTAAAGATATTTTCTCCGTCTTACTCATATCACGTTGATGGTGAAGCATCTGTGCACGCTGGCTAACCGCGTGCTTCAGACGCAGCAGACCTTGTCGTGTGCCATTACCCGAATTCAGCGCGGATTTCTACCCCACGAGAATGCCAGAGAAGCCCAACGACAACTCCAACTGATTGCCATTCTCCTCCGTGAGATGGAAGAAGCCCTTCAGACCCAAAAACCCGCTTATACTCAAGTGCAAAAGGTACTTCAATGAATGACACCATTCTTATCGTTCTTCCCCTCGTTGCCACCCTCGCATGGTGCTGTCTGTGCGTTGGGTGTATCGCGTGTGTTCGGGATTCGGCTCGCAGTCTGACGATTGAGATTCACAATCCAGTCATTACGGTTCACTCAGCGCCCGAAGCAGAGGAGGACCCGGTGGACTTCAGTTCAAACCCAAAGTCGTCCTCCATCAGTGTCGGCTCGTGACGACGCACAATCTCCTTCATGACATCCGATCCACGCTCGCCGAGGATGTCACGCAGGTAGACCTCCAGTGTCTTCTTGGACAGGGTCCATCCGCGCTTCCACTGGTTGGGGCGCTTGACGGCGAATGTCATCTTGGACTCCTTCAGCTCAATCTTGTCGGGCAGGATGTGGGTTGCATAGACCGCTGCCAAATCCAGTTCCAGTGTGCGCTTACGATCGCGGACCTCCGCAATGTCAGCGTTCATCTCCGCGAGACGCTTCGTCGTCTGAATGTATTTGCTGAGCACGGGCTTGAGGTCCTCCATGGTTTGCTCTGTCGTCTCAAAATTAGATGTCCGTTTTTAACAATGGTGCTGCTGTTTGACGCAGATGAAATCAAGCGGTTGGCCGAGGTCTACAACAAGACCCATCGTAAGGAACACCCAATCGGCAATGCAACCCCTGGAAAGATGTGGGCGGAACTTCAACATCGTCTGCACTCCAAGTGCGCAGAAGGCACGCCCTCGTGCATCGTGTCGTCCTTGATTGAGCCCCCGAATGCGCCTGCGGACTGGGCACAGAAACGGACGGACTGGTTGTCCAGCGATGACATTGACAAGGTGGAACGGCAGTATACCAAGGTCTTTGACGGCTACTACTTTGTGGGATGTGTGCCCATTGACTTTGACAAGAAGAACGAGTTGTCCAAGTGCATCGTGAGCACACTGTGTTCCATGAAGCTGGACAAGCTCGCAAAGCAGGGCAAGACACGCATTGGAATCGTATTCAATACGGACACGTCCGATGGACCGGGTGAGCACTGGATTGCGGCCTTCTGCGACATCCGTTCCGAGCTGGAGTATCCTCGCATGACCTACTTTGACTCCTACGCACAGCATCCAGAACCCGAAATCGTGGAACTGATGACGCGGTGGCAGGGGCAGTGGAGTCCGGACATGCACTTGTCCTACAATGTCGTCAAGCACCAGAAGAAGGACTCGGAGTGTGGCATGTATTGCCTCTACTTTCACTGGGCATGCTTGATGAACCTTCCAATGAACAAACCCATTCCCGATGACGTTATGAACGCCTTTCGTAACCTGTTGTTCAGAATGCCCGAAAAGTAGTCGTTCCCCTACACAATGGAAGCCCTGTTGGCGGTTGGAGCCCTTGCTCTGGCTGGATACGTCATCTTTCACGAGGTCAAGACGGAGTTGCCAACGCCTGATCAAGTGCCTCGCAAGCGCCTGGCGGACTACTACGTGTCTGGCTCTGTGTATGAAGACCCTGCTGCAGTAATCGCAAGTGGAAAGCGCCTGCTGGAACTGCACATTGGCGCAGACATGCAGGACCGACCGGTTGTTCTGGGCAGTGACAAGTCAGAATCCAAGTTTGAACCGGTGTGCGTTGCCATTCTGAACCAAGCATTTCCAAACCGGGACCCATTCATTCTGTCCCTGGTGTTCCATACGGACACGACGGTAACGCTCAATGCCGTCGCCAAGTCCCTCCGCGAGACGGTTCACCGCCACCTCGTCCCACCGAATCCGGATTTAGCAGATGTCTCCGTTGACACCCTCGCGGGCAAGCTGATTCTGGTGTCAGGTCCTGAAGTTCGTGGTTCGGATTTGGAGCCGATGATCACCCTGTCGTGGGGTGATTCGGGATTACGGCGTCTCGACTATGCACGTGCGTTGCATCCTCGAGAGCCCGAAGAGTTGAGGCAGTTTGCGACTCATCACATGGTCTTGGTGGTTCCTGACAGGTCCAAGGGTGTATACGCTGGAGACAATGAACTCATCCAATCGGGATGCCAGTGGAACCTTGGAGGCACTGGACGTGGATTGACCGAGCGCGTTTGATTTTCTTGCTCAACTAATAAAATGGCGAACGCTTGGCTCTCTCACGTAAAGTCCACGATGGCGACGATGAAGAAGCGGGGCACCTACAAGAAGGGTATGGGCTTGTCGCAGGTCATCAAGGAGGCGAAGAAGACCTACAAGAAGAAGGCATCCTCGGCGCCGAAGAAGACCCGCCGCCGCCGCAGCAGCAAGGGCTTCATGGGTATGGAATAAACGTCCACACTGCATAGAGTGTAATACCCACCCAAATCATCATATACACCTGCAAACACGGCGTCGTCTCTTCACGACTCCGTTTTGGCAAGTAGAGTTCGTCGGACCACCCGACGCGTGACCCTATGATCTCGTTGTTTGGTGTATCCTCCTCCTCGTAACTTACGACATGTCTTTCCATGGTAGGTTTTCTTACTACACCCGCTCTTGTAGTAAGCCGCATGGTGCATATACCCCCTATAAGTGGGTATCTTTGAATGTATCCGTGTAGACATTGCTTTCAGCAGTCCATACATCCATTTGGTGTAGGACTTTTGCGAGTCCAGAGCAGGTTCGTGCGCCTTGATGTAGGCACCAAACACCTTTCGCAACTCCTCAAACGGATACGCTTTTGACAGGGCGTGCATGAACGTGCGCTGGATTGCCATGTCTGTCTCTTCAGGTTTGGATGGGTAGGCGTATGCGACCGAAAACAGAAAGTCACGACCGGGAACCTCCGTCGGCTTCATTGCCATATACTTGTCCTTGACCTGTTCAAACTTCGGGTCGCGACCAGGGTCGACAACGGTCGGGTCCTCTGCACACTGCGTCCGCAGCTTGTCATTGACCATATTGTGAATCTCATACAACCACTTGCCCGGATTGGTGGAGTGAAGTGGGTGTTCATGAACGAACTGCGTGGTGCTCGCACGACAGAACTTGCAGGGCAAAATGTCCTTCATCTGGTTCAGCACATCGTCGGGATGTGAAGACCGAAAGGCAATCAAGTGGAACAGCTCCCACCCACTGGGTCCAAAAAACCTTGTATCCATTGTGTCTATTGAACATCTTTCTGGGCGAGCCAGGCGGCAATCTGGATGGTCATGGCCGAATCCGACACAGGATTATGTGCCTTTCCAACAGGAAACGCCCTCTTCAACGCAGCGTCCAGATCCTTCTTGATGCACTCATAGGTGCCTTCCAGTTTCGCCGTGCCGCATCGCTTGTTGAACTCCGGATTGTGCTTGGCAATGTCCACTATGCCAAGCGGCGCAGACCACGGAAACCCATGGGCAGCACATGCGGACTTCATTGCCTTCAGGTCCATATCGCCCTTGACCACGACCACCGACTCACTCATCAGCCCGGCGAACGTCTTGATCCAGGATGCAGGTTTCAGATGTGCCTTGACCTTGCTGTCTGCAAAGTAAACGTCTACACTATCCGAGTTCCCCAGGAACTCACGCGCCGAACGTTCTGTTTCCTCCAAGATATCCAGTGCCTCGGCTGTCTTTAGTGTTGTCGTTGAATACTTGGACGATACGCGATTCAGCTGTCCGGCAGGAGGGGGCAACACGGCAAAGAAGGGAGCAGACCGCGTCCACACATCGTCCTTGCGTGTCAAGAGGTATCCACCAACTTCACGCGGCAGAAAGGTTTGTCCCTTGTGCCAGAACTCGCAGTCAAACGCGAGCAGGGATGTGTGCTTTCCAACCAGTGTGTCTAATGCAGCACTGCGGAACTTCATTATACACTTCCCCAAAAAGAATGTGAACATGAAACAAAATGCTGGATACTCGTGACATTATCATCCTGACCGCAGCATTCTACCTTGGCAGTGTCGTGTCCAAGTTCTTCTCGTCCTTGACGGATGGTGTCCTGACGCCGCTCCTCGCGCCTGCGGTGTCTGCAGAGAAGGGCGTGTCCTCCTTCGCAGTCAAGGTTGGATCTGCCAATCTGAAGGTTGGACAGGTGTTGGTTGACCTGATCAACCTGATTGTCTCCTTCGTCATCGTCATCTTCACCATCGGTCTGCTGCGTCAGTATGTCCTGGCTCGCATTGGCGCCAAGCGGGGTGCCTACGAGGAATAAAAACAGAGTAGAATGTAATGAGTAGCGTCCCTTTGACCGCGCCACCGGACACAGCACCTCCCGCGCCTTCGGGGTTTTCCTTGTTCAGCCCATCTACATGGTCTGCTCCGACAGTGCCCAAATTGTATGACCCCGAACGAAAGTGGTTTTGGCAGAGTGGCGGTCGTCGCCACCGCACCTACCGCCGCCGCGAGAAGTCCAAGTCTAAGCGTCGCCGAGGACAAAGGAAGACCAGCCGCCGATAGGGTACTTCCCGTAGGTCGCGTCCACGCGCTTGCGGAGCTCCTGCAAGCTTGACCCGGGCTTGTGCGAATACTCATTCGCCCTCTTCCACTCATTATACGCAACCGTCAGACCTGCCCACGTCACCGACGCACGCTCCTCCATCCCAGGCGGCAGTTCGGGTGCAGTATGAATCTTCTCACGGAGGAACTTGGCGATCACGTCATTGTCCTCCTTGTAGTCCGTCGTATACGCCATCACCTTCTTCGGCGGCTCCAGCTTACGAAGACCATTCCCCTCCTTGAACACATGAACCAGGTAGGAGATGAAGCAGGAAGCCCACTCCGTCGAGACCACCTTGTGCTGAATGGACTCATCCATCGGCTTCTCATTCGGAAGGGTCGGGCTCGCCACGAACTTGTTCGGGAAGTCCACAACCACCAGACGGCGCCATGTGCCTCCATCTGTCGTGTTGATAATGGGCTTCTCGTTACACGAGAAGAACAGATTGAACTGCGGAACAAACTCCACCATCAGCTTGGAACCCGCGTAGAGGTCGCGGCAAATCACCGGCTCGGAGGACGTAAGCTCCTTAAGGTATCCCGTGTTGAACGAGGAACCCTCGTCTGGCTCCGACATTGTGGCGAAGCGCTTGCCCTTGAGGCGCAACAAATCCGGATTCGCAGCTCCCGTCTTACCGCGACCCTGCGTGAGCATGGTCACCGATGCCTTGGTCGCGTAATCACCCAGACACTTCATCATCAGGTTCATGAGCATGGACTTGCCGTTAGACCCATTGCCTGTCAAGATATGGAACTTCTGCGAGAAGTTTGATCCTGACAGAATGGATGCAAGGCGTTTGAGAAGATAGGTCCGCACCTCGGGGTCGGGGAGCACGTCGTGGATGAATCGGTCAAGTTCCTGCCAGCACTCGTGCTGGTGATACGGCTTCTCGGGGTCGTAGTCCAGGTTGGTCGAGAACGACACGTAATCCTCTGGCTTGCCATCGCGGAACTCCATCTTCAGCGTGTCCAGTACGCCATTGTTGAAGGCAATCAGGTTGTGGTTCTCATCCACCTTGTTCGCAAACTCCTCGTCCAGAAACAGCAGACGGGCCATCTTCATCACATTCTCCGTGAAGCTCACCGTCTTCAGGCGGTTGCGAATCTGCATGTACTTCTTCTTCTCGTCGTCCTTCTTGCACCACTCACAATTGGGGTTCTTCTCCTTTCCGCAGGAGCAGGCGTCGATGTTCATCATCTCGCGCGCCACCTCCAGCTCCTGGCGCAGAAACTCCTTTGCAATCTCGTTGGACAGACGGACCTGGAGGGCAACGCCGCGATCCGTCTCCTGCCACGTGTGGCCTCGAAAGCGATACCACGCCGATGCACTAAACTTGGCACACTTGAACTCCTCGCGGTACATGGCGTGGACCACCATCGCAACGTCGTGCTCCGTCTGGCTGACACTCGCCTCGTGAATCAGGCGGCTGATATTGGTCTTCTCAATCTCAAGGAAGTTCTGGAGATTGCTAAGGCGAGACCACGCAAGCAAGCTACCCACTCCCAGACGATTGCCGTCATTGCGGAAGCCGAAACTATTCCACTTGGCATTCGTCTCGCGGAGATTGTAGCGCTCGTCCTGTGCGCTAAAGTCCAGCCAGACCGTCTCCAGGTCAGGGTGAATGTTCTTGAGACAGA